TGAAAATTTTACAACTCCAGCTACTATACTAGGCCCAGATATTGCACCAGCTATAGTAAGTAATTTATATGGTTGGTGGGATCCTGATGATTATACAGGCGCAGTTTTAGGTGATCAAAATGATCCTGCTACAGGAAGCCCTTATTTAGGTGTAGTGAACAATAGTACATTAACATCTAAGTCTTTAGGTGGAAGTTCTACTGGAAACTCACTAACTGTAGACAACGAAGAAACACAAGCTGACGAAGCTTGGGAACATATAGAATGGGTGAATTTAGGAGGTTCAAACTATTCTTTTGATTTTAAACCTACTGGTAGTGCTAATTTTCTTTTTAACAACGACACTGTTAATCCAACAAATAATAGATATACTGTTATGGTATGGTTTAGAAGTGATTTTAGTAGTGATAACAGTGATTTAGGTTTATTTAATGCTTCTATTACTGGAAGCAGCAGTCAGCTGAATTTATCAAGTGGTATTAAAGCAGATAATGCAACTAGCACTTCAAGTAGAAACATATCCTACACAACAAGAAACTCATCATTTGGAGACATCAAGGAGTATCAATCTAAATACCAAAACTGGGCAAATAACGACTGGACTTGTTTAATTATGGCGTTTGATCCAGTTAAAGATGACGGAGCTGGAGGAACTTACGCGGAAATTAGACACCTAATGGGTAATGAATATACAGAAGAAAACGCAGGTGATACTATTACAGGTACTGGAATAGTTAGTGATAGCGATGAAATAGATATAAATGCTAATGGAACTTATATAGATTTTTTATATGATGATGGAGATTTAAGTAAGCCATCAGATGGAAGTGCCGCAGGGGTTCCGGCGTCCGAAAAATTAGTAGCAAGTGAAATGATAGAACAATTTACCGGTTTTCAGTTTGCTAGAACAGCAGCTCCATATTATAACACACATGACTGGAATGGTGAAATTGGACTGTGCTGCTTATGGGATGGAGAAGCTAAATCTGATGCTGATATGCAAACTATATATGATTATTCAAAATCTAAATTTGGTTTATAGTAAAAACAAAAAACAATTAAATTTAATAAAATGAAAATAAAAAAAGAACAATTAACTAAAATTCAAGAACAACAAACTAAACTTAATGATTTACTAAACAAAATAGGCGTGTTAGAAGCTAACAAGCATGGGCTATTACACGAAATGGCAGGGTTAAATCAAGACATAGAAAAGTTTAAAAAAGAGCTTGAAAAAGAGTACGGTGCTGTTAACATTAATATAGAAGACGGTAGCTATAGTAAAATTGAACAAGAGGACATACCAGTAGCTGCTATCTAATGTCTAGTGTTATAAGAAAAATTAGCATCGGTTCAGATTATAAAAACGATGCTATGCATTACTCCATAGGTCAAGAAGTCTATGGAGGTCATACTATATGTGATATAATAAGCAATGATACAGATGGTGAGTATTTAATATACATAACTAAAAACAAAGAAGTATTACCTTGGAAAAAATTTAATCGTAATATGGCAATAGCTGTAGAGTATGATTTGACTTATTCATGAAAGCTTTATATGACTTTATAGTAGAACCAATAGGAGAAAGATACGCAAACAAAATAAAAATAGGTAATAAAGAATTAATATTAAATGCTAATATTGAAAATCACAAATTTGTTAATTCAATAGCCAAAGTAATAGCAACACCTATTAATGTAAAAACAGAAATATCTAAAGATGATATATTATTGATTCATCATAATGTATTTAGACGTTTTTATGATATTAAAGGCAATGAAAAAAATTCAAGAGCTTATTTTAAAGATAATAAATATTTTGTTTCTATTGATCAAGTATTTATGTTTTATAATGATGGTTGGAGATCTTTTGGTAATAGATGTTTTGTTAAGCCATTACAAAGCGATAATACATTTACTACTGATAATAGAAAAAAGAATTATGGAGTATTGGTCTATGGCAATGATCAGCTTAAAAAATTAAATGTAAACGAAGGTGATGTAGTTAATTACAAAGATAAAAGAGAATTTGAATTTGTAATAAATAAAGAACTTGTTTACTGTATGAAATCTAATGATATATTAATAAACCATGGACAGCAAAGAGACGAGAAAGAATATAATACAAGCTGGGCGTAAAGCAGTTAAAGAATTAATTAAAGTAGCAGAAGAAAAAATTATTACACACACCGAAGATGATGTATCTGCTGATAGATTAAAAAATGCTGCGGCTACTAAAAAACTTTGTATTATGGATGCTTTTGAAATATTACAAAGAATTGAAGAAGAAGAAGCTATACTCAGTGGAAAGCCAAAGGAAGAGAAAAAAGAAAGAGTATTTAAATTTGCAGAAGGGAGAAGTAAGTGAGTTATAAACAAACACTTTGGAAAGAAGTAAACGGATTAATAAACCCTAAAATACTTAAAAAAAACAATAGGTATAAAAAATGGGAATATGGTTATAATTCAGAATATGATTTTATAGTAATAAGTAAAAATGGAACAATTGGACAAATCATCGAAATACAAAATCTCCGCATTGCTTTACCAGCAGCAAATGAACCGTATAAACGAAGCAAAGATAAAGCGAAACAATACTGGGAAAAATTTGAATATCCTAAAGAACTGCAAAGAATAAAAACTAGGTTTGACTGGGAAGAATATCCATTAGATTTTAAAGAAGAATGGTACGATTATATAGATGAAGAATTTAGAAGACGTGAAGAGGGTTTTTGGTTTGTTAATAACGGCATTAGCACTTACATTACTGGTACTCATTACATGTACTTGCAATGGTCAAAAATCGACATCGGAGCACCTGAATATAGAGAAGCAAATAGATTATTCTTTATATTCTGGGAAGCTTGTAAGGCAGATAACAGGTGTTACGGAATGTGTTATCTTAAAAACAGACGGAGTGGATTTAGCTTTATGGCATCAGCCGAACTTGTTAACTTGGCAACGATTTCAAGCGATTCAAGATTTGGTATATTATCAAAATCTGGTGCAGATGCCAAAAAAATGTTTACAGATAAAGTTGTGCCAATATCCGTTAACTATCCGTTTTTCTTCAAGCCAATCCAAGATGGTATGGACAGGCCAAAAACTGAGTTGGCATATCGTGTTCCTGCATCAAAGCTTACTAGAAGAAAATTGGAGGAAAATATTAAAGCAGTAGAGCTGCAAGGTCTTGATACTACTATTGACTGGAAAAACACAGGTGATAACTCATATGATGGTGAAAAACTTAAACTACTTGCGCATGACGAAAGTGGTAAATGGGAAAGACCTGATAATATATTAAACAATTGGCGAGTTACAAAAACTACATTAAGACTAGGACGAAGAGTTGTAGGTAAATGTATGATGGGTTCAACTTCAAATGCTTTAGATAAAGGTGGAAACAACTTCAAAAAACTATACTACAATTCAGACGTTACAAAAAGAAATAAAAATGGACAAACATCTTCTGGACTCTACTCTTTGTTCATACCTATGGAGTGGAACTACGAAGGATTCATGGATTCTTTTGGACTTCCTGTATTCACAACGCCAGAAAATCCAGTCCTCTCTATCGACAATATCCCAATTGACTCAGGAGTCATCGAACATTGGGAGAACGAGGTAGAAGGTTTAAAAAACGATCCAGATAGTTTAAACGAATATTATAGACAATTTCCTCGTACTGAGCAACACGCTTTCAGAGATGAGGCTAAAGATAGTTTATTTAACTTAACAAAAATATATCAACAAATAGATTATAATGAAGAACTAAGTAATTCTTTTAATGTTACAAAAGGTTCTTTCATGTGGAAAAATGGAGTACAAGATACTGAGGTTATATTTACTCCTAATAAAGATGGTAGATTTTTAATTTCATGGGTTCCACCTAAAAATTTACAGAATCGAGTAATAATAAAAAATGGAGTTAAATATCCAGTAAACGAACACATTGGAGCATTTGGATGTGATAGCTACGATATTAGTGGTACTGTAGATGGTAAAGGATCTAAAGGATCTCTACATGGATTAACTAAATTTAGTATGGAAGATGCACCGCCAAATCACTTTTTTTTAGAATATATAGCAAGACCACAAACAGCTGATATATTTTTTGAAGATGTTTTAAAAGCATTAGTTTTTTATAGTATGCCTATACTAGCAGAGAACAATAAACCTAGATTATTATATTATTTAAAACGTAGAGGATATAGAGGTTACAGCATGAACAGGCCAGATAAAATTTGGAATAAATTATCAACTACAGAAAAAGAAATAGGTGGTATACCTAATTCAAGCGAAGATATTAAACAAGCTCATGCTGCAGCTATTGAAGCATATATAAATGAATATGTTGGAGATTTAGGTAATTCATATGGTGATATGTATTTTCAAAGTACTTTAGAAGATTGGGGTAGATTTAATATAAATAATAGAACAAAGTACGATGCAACTATAAGCTCTGGACTTGCTATAATGGCTTGTAATAAAAATAAATACAGACCTATTCCTGAAAGACAAAAAATTTCTATGAATATAGGAATTAAAAAATATGATAATAAAGGATTAACTTCTAAAATAATAAAATAGATGCAAATTTATACTAATACAAATAGTACTTTTCCAGATCAAGTTGTACCTGATGATGTAAAAGCAACTCCTGAATATGGTTATAGAGTTGGTCAAGCAATTGAGGGTGAATGGTTTTGGGCAGGAAGATCTAGAAATAGGTTTCAAGAAAATTATCAATGGTTTCATACTTTAAGATTATATGCTAGAGGTGAACAGTCTATACAAAAATACAAAGATGAATTAGCTATTAATGGTGATTTATCTTATCTTAATTTAGATTGGAAGCCAGTTCCTATTATTCCTAAATTTGTAGATATTGTAGTCAACGGTATATCTCAAAGAAATTACGATGTAAATGCTTTTGCTCAAGACCCTACGTCAATGCAAGTAAGGACTAGATATGCAGAACAATTACTGAGAGATATAAATCAAAAGGCTTATTTACAATTGGCTCAACAATCTTTAGGTATTAACGCTTTTAATCAGCAAAATCCTGATATGGGACCTCAAGATAATGAGGAATTAGAAGTTCATTTACAATTAGATTTTAAACAATCTGTAGAAATAGCAGAAGAAGAAATAATCAACAATGTACTAGATAAAAACAAATATGATTTAGTTAGACGTAGAGTTAATTATGATTTATGTGTATTAGGTATTGGTGCTGTAAAAACTTGTTGGAACGAGTCTGAGGGTATTACTGTTGACTATGTTGATCCTGCTAATATAGTTTATTCATATACAGAAGATCCTAACTTTGAAGATATATGGTATATTGGCGAAGTAAAAAACTTAAACCTTGCAGAAGTTAAAAAACAATTTCCTCATTTAACACCAAGCGAATTAGAAACTATACAAAAATACCCTGGTAATAACGATTATACTAGAAACTGGAACGGTAGAAAAGATGAAAATACTATACAAGTTTTGTTTTTTGAATATAAAACTTATACTAATCAAGTATTTAAAATTAAAAAGACTGATCAAGGTTTAGAAAAAGCAATAGAAAAAACAGATACATTTAATCCACCTGAAAATGAAAACTTTAATAAAGTTCATAGAGCTATAGAAGTTTTATATACTGGTGCTAAAATATTAGGTCATCCAATGATGTTACAATGGCAGATGGCAGAGAATATGACACGCCCAAATGCTGATACTGTTAAAGTAAAAATGAATTACACGTTGTGTGCGCCAAGAATGTATAAAGGTAGAATAGAATCTATAGTTAGTAGAATAACTACTTTTGCAGATATGATTCAATTAACACATTTAAAGTTACAACAAGTAATGTCACGTATGGTACCTGATGGTGTGTTTTTAGATATGGATGGTCTAGCCGAAGTTGATTTAGGTAATGGTACAAACTATAATCCTGCTGAAGCTTTAAATATGTATTTTCAAACTGGTAGTGTAGTTGGTAGATCTTTAACACAAGATGGAGATCCTAACAGAGGTAAAGTTCCTATACAAGAATTAAGTACTTCTAATGGAATGCCTAAAATACAAGCTCTTATTCAAACTTATAATTATTATTTGCAAATGATAAGAGATGTGACTGGATTAAATGAAGCAAGAGATGCAAGTAATCCTGATAAAAACTCTTTAGTTGGTTTACAAAAATTAGCAGCTGCTAATAGTAATACAGCTACAAGACATATACTACAAGCTAGTTTATATTTGACTCAAAAAACATGTGAAAATATATCACTAAGAGTTGCTGATTCTTTAATGTATCCATTAACTAAAATGGCCTTAGAAAATAGTATATCTAAATACAATTCTGAAACTTTAATAGAGTTAATGAATTTGAATATACATGATTTTGGTATATATTTAAATTTAGAACCAGACGAAGAAGAGCAACAGCAACTAGAGCAAAATATACAAATAGCTTTACAATCTGGTCAAATATATTTAGAAGATGCTATAGATATTAGAGAAATAAGAAATTTAAAGTTAGCTAATCAAGTGCTTAAGTTTAGAAGAAAAAAGAAACAAAAATACGATGAGAAAGTTAATCTTCAAAACATTAAAGCGCAAGGCGAGGCAAATGCTAAAGCAGCTGAACAATCAGCTTTAGCTGAAATGCAAAAGCAACAGGCACTTACAGAAACTCAAGCTCAATTAGAAAAAATTAAACTAGAACTTGAAATACAGAGAATGCAAGCTGAATCTCAAATAAAACAACAAGAAATGCAAATGAAGTTTCAATATGATACTCAATTGAAACAAGTAGATGTACAGAAAGATAAAGCTAAAGAAGAATTTATAGAAGATAGAAAAGATAAAAGAACTAGAATAGCTGGATCACAACAAAGTCAAATGATTGCTCAAAGAAAAAATGATCTAGCTCCAACAAACTTTGAACAACAAGAACAACCTCTTACTATGGCGGACTTTGCACCACAGTAAGAATTATTAATTATTATATTATATTATGTCAGAAGAAGTAAAACAAGAAGGTGAGTTTAAAATTAAACGACCTAAAAAACTAACAGCTCAACCAAGTGATATTAAGGTTGACTTAACAAAAAAACAAGAAGATGCCGTTCAAGAGTCAGAGCCAACGAAAGTTGTGTTACAGTCTAATGAGGAAAAGAAAGAACAAGAAGTGGGATTGCAAGAAGTGGGATCAACACACGAAGAAGAAAAATCTACCGAAGAAACTGAAAAAGTAAAACCTGTATTAGAAGAATTAGAAAATACACCTGTAGAAAAAACAGTAGAAACTGTAGCTCCTGTTGCACAAGAAAGAGTATTACCAGAAAATATTGATAAACTTGTTAAGTTTATGGAAGAGACAGGTGGCGATGTAGAAGACTATGTTAGAATAAATAAAGATTACTCTAATATAGATGAAAAAACTTTATTGAACGAATATTATAAAAATACTAGACCTCATCTTGATCAAGAAGAAATAAGCTTTTTAATGGAAGATAGTTTTGGATATGATGAAGAAGAGGACGAAGAAAGAATTGTACGTAAGAAACGTCTTGCGTACAAAGAAGAGGTTGCTAAAGCTCGTAAATTTTTAGAGGATACAAAGAGTAAATACTACGACGAGATCAAGTTGAGACCGGGCGTTACTCAAGAACAACAAAAAGCAATGGACTTTTTCAACCGTTACAACGAAAGCCAAAAAAAATCGGATGAAGCTAGAAACTTTTTTACAGCTAAAACAAAAGATTATTTTAACAATTTTGAAGGTTTCAATTTTAATTTAGGAGAAAAATCTTTTAAGTATAAAGTTCCAAATCCGACTGACGTGGCCGAAACACAGTCTAACTTACAAAATCTTGTAGGGAAGTTCCTAGATAAAGATGGTATTGTTAATGACTATGATGGTTATCACAAGGCTATATTTGCCGCGGAAAATGCAGATAGTTTAGCTAAGCACTTTTATGAACAAGGTGTTGCTGATGCAACAAAAGACATAATGGCTAAATCTAAAAATATAAGTAACGCTCCTAGAACTACATCTAATGGTGAAGTTTATATTAATGGATTAAAAGTTAAAGCTATAACAGGTTCCGATGGTAGAAAATTAAAAATACAAAAAAGAAAATAAAATAAAAAATGGGAACAATGATACCTGGGCTGGGTCCTGATTTAGAACCAGCACAGAAAAAGTTAACCTTACAGTCAAACTATTTAAAATTTGATGAAGGTGATAATGATTTTGCTCAGCAATACCTACCAGAATTGTACGAGCAAGAAGTTGAAAGATACGGAAACCGAACTATTGGTGGTTTCTTGAGAATGGTTGGTGCTGAAATGCCAATGACATCTGATCAAGTAATATGGTCTGAACAAAACAGACTACATGTTTCTTATGATGAGGTAGTGGTATCAGGCACTAATGAAATCACAGTTACTATCGATCCAAGTAATACTACTGACAACGATAAACAATGTGCTTTTAAAGTAAACCAAACTATACTTATATATGGTAAAGATATATCAAACAATACTGGTGCAGGTGAGGCTGTAAAATGTATTGTAGTTGCTGTTGATGCAGCTACTGGTGGTACTTCAGGTACTCCAAGAACTGCAACAGTAGATGTTGAGCCATATGAGTTTGCTGATTTAACTTCATCTCCAGCTCCTTTTCAGTCTTCAAGTCCTGCTACAGAGTGCGTTGCCTTTGTATACGGTTCTGAATGGCAAAAAGGTTCTGATGATGCAGCTCTTTCTTCTATTCAACCAGACTTTACTCAGTACCAAAACTCTCCAATTATATTAAGAGATAAGTTTGAGATTAATGGTTCTGATACTGCTCAAATTGGTTGGGTTGAAGTTGCTACAGAAGATGGTACTTCAGGATACTTATGGTTTTTAAAGTCTGAATCTGAAACACGATTAAGATTTGAAGACTATACTGAAATGGCGTTAGTTGAAGGTGAACTTGCTAAACCTAGTTCTGGTGTTGCTGCTATTGGACTTGGCGGTAATTACACCGGTAATAAAGGTACAGAAGGTTTATTTTCTGCTATAGAAAATAGAGGTCATATATATGAAGGTTTCTCTAGTCCAAATGGTGGTTCTGGAGCTTTAGCTGACTTTGATGAAATTTTATCTCAGTTAGACTTTGAAGGTGCTATTGAAGAAAATATGATTTTCTGTAATAGAACTTTAGCGTTGAATATCGATAACATGATTGCTCAAGTTAACGGTAGTACTGGTCAAAAAGGCCCTGGAGCTTCTTATGGTTTATTCGATAATGAAGCAAGTATGGCGTTAAACTTTGGATTTGATGGATTTAGAAGAGGTTCTTATGACTTCTATAAAACTGACTGGAAATATCTTAACGATGCTTCTACAAGAGGTTTAACTAAAGACATACAAGGTGTATTAGTACCTGCTGGAACATCTACTGTTTATGATCAAATTTTAGGATCTAATATTAGAAGACCTTTCTTACATGTAAGATATAGAGCTTCTGAGGCTGATGATCGTAGAATGAAGTCATGGGTGACTGGTTCAGTTGGTGGTGCTTACACTAACGGTGTTGATGCAATGGACGTACATTTCTTAACTGAAAGATGTCTAGTGACTCAAGCTGCTAACAACTTCTTCTTATTCAAAAAAGGATAAGATGATTATATTGCTAGGGCACTTCGGTGCTCTAGCTTTTATTTATTTTTATATTATATTATATTATGGAAAACACACAAACAAAATGGGAAATAAAAGATAGATTATACAAGTTAAAAGGCACAAAACAACCTTTAACTTATAGAATCTCTTCAAAACACTCATCTCAATCACCATTGTTATATTTTGATCAAGACAAAGGTGTACAAAGAGAATTAAGATATGCTACTAATATGCCATCACCTTTTGTAGATGAGCAAAATGGTGCAGCTACACTAGGACATATTGTATTTAAATCTGGTAATTTATTAGTAACCAAACAACAACAAAACTTACAAAAGCTTTTATCTCTATATCACCCAAAAAGAGATCAAATATATTTTGAAGTTAAGCCAGAAGAAAACGCTATACAAGATGTTGATTATCTAGAAACTGAAATAGATGCTTTAAATATAGCTAAAGACTTAGAAATTGATCATGCTGAAGCTATATTAAGAGTTGAGATAGGTTCTAGAGTTAATAAGATGAGTTCTAAGGAAATAAAAAGAGATATACTATTAATGGCTAGAAAAAATCCATTTGCTTTCTTAGAATTAGTATCTGATGAAAATGTAACATTAAGAAACTTTGGTATAAGAGCTACAGAAGAAGGTTTTATAAAGCTTTCATCTGATCAAAGAACTTTTACTTGGGGTAACACTGGTCGTAAATTAATGACAGTTCCATTTGATGAAAACCCATACTCTGCTTTAGCCGCTTGGTTTAAGACAGACGAAGGTTTAGATGTTTATAGATCATTAGAGAAAAAATTAAAATAACAAGTGATTATAATCATTAAGGGGCCAGGATTGCTGGCCTCTTTTTAAATAAATGTAAATGGTTAGAGTAAATGACGTATACCAAACGGTATTAACAATATTAAATAAAGAGCAAAGAGGTTATATGACTCCATTTGAGTTTAACAAAATAGCCGCTCAAGTTCAGCAAGAAATATTTGAAAGATACTTTGATGATCTTAATCAACAAGCTAGAGCTTTTCAAACTGATGTAGATTATGCTGATAGACTATTTGCAACTGAAGAAAAACTAGAAGTATTTAGAACTACTTCTGAATTAACTTATAATAACGGATTTACTATACCTAATGATTTATATAAATTAGGTAATGTAACGTTTAGAGATTATACAAATATATCACCTATATCATTTGGTGATAAATATGTTGAAGCAGAACAAGTAACACGCCACGAATTTAACTTACTTAGAAACTCCAACCTTGCTGCTCCAACTAGAAAATATCCACAATACTTATACGAAGGTAATAAAATAAAAGTATTACCATTATCAATAACTGCTGATAATTCTATAATAATAGACTATATTAAGAAACCTACAAATCCAGTTTGGGCTTATACAGTTGGTAATTTAGGTGAATATATTTTTTCAGATCCAGGTGTTGTATCTCCTACTCCAATACCTAGCAGTGGTAGTATTAATTTTGAATTACAAGAGTCTGAAAGAACTGAAATTATAATTAATATATTATTCTATGCTGGTGTAGTTATTCGCGATCCGCAAATAGTGCAAGTAGCTTCACAAAAAATACAACAAGAAGAAGTAAACGAAAAACAATAATAAATGTCAGAATCTAACGCACAATATTACTCAGGCCAGCATTTAGTTGAAGTATCTTCTGGTTCTCCTAGCACTAGTGAATTTACATTTTTAAATTTTAATACTGAACTTGTAAGCGCATTTAACACTTCTGGTATACAAGTAAATTCAGCTTCTAATTTTAATTTATACAGAATAACAACTCCAGGCAGTTTACCAACATTAATTCCTGAAAACGAAGTAGCTGTAATAAATCCTGAAGGAACTAAAGTTCAAACACTTAACAGCTATAGTGGTGGGTTTATACTTTGCCAACTTAAACAATTTGCAATAACAGAAAACTACGGTGATTATAGATATGTATCTTTAGATGATATTATAAATAACTTTTTAATAACTTATGTAGGTCAAGACAAATTAATACCAAGAGTTAAAAGATCAGATGTTATATTTCATGCAAAGCGTGGTTTGCAAGAATTTAGTTACGATACTTTAAAAAGTATAAGATCACAAGAACTTACAATACCTCCAAGTTTATCTGTACCTATGCCGCAAGACTATGTAAACTATGTAAGATTATCTTGGATAGACGAAGGTGGTATACGTAGAATAATATATCCTACAAGAATAACAGCTAATCCTACTGAACTACCACTTCAAGATAATAAAGGTATTCCTACACAAGATTTTTTTGAAAACAACTTAGAAGCTCAACAATCATTAACAGAAGAAAAGTATAAAACACAAGATTGGAATTATAATGATATATGGCAACAATATCCATGGGGTGATTATTGGGGATATTATCCTACTTTAAATTGGTATGGTAGAATGTATGGGCTAAACCCTGAAGAAGCTCAAGCTAATGGTAGGTTTACTATAAATGAAAGGTTAGGTAAAATATCTTTTTCTAGTGATTTAGCTGGACTATGTATAGTGTTTGAGTATATATCAGATGGTCTATCACCAAATGGTGACACTAAGGTACCTAAGTTAGCAGAGGATGCAATGTACAAGCATATAGTACATTCACTTTTAGCTACAATGAGAAACGTTCCTGAGTATATTGTTAAACGTTATCAAAAAGACAGAAGCGCTGCATTGAGAAATGCTAAAATAAGATTAAGCAATATTAAATCTGATGAGTTTGTTCAGGTTATGAGAGGTAAATCTAAATGGATTAAACATTAAATATGGCTGAAACTAAAAACACTTTCATGGCGTCTAAAATGAATAAAGACATAGACGCAAGGTTAATTCCTAAAGGAGAATATAGAGATGCTGTAAATATTACGGTTAGTAGATCTGAAGGTGATGATGTTGGTACAGTTCAAAATATAAAAGGTAACATACAAATATCTGATTTTGGATTAACTGATAAACATTTAGAAATAATAGGTTATTATGTAGACGAACAAAAAGATTTAATATATTTTTTTATAACTAACTATACTGATGCATCTGTAGATTATTTATCTAACTTTGCTCCATCTAATTCAGCTCATTACATATATTCTTATAATGCTGATACTAACACGGTTAATCAATTAGTATCTGGTAATTTTTTAAACTTTTCAAAAACACATCCAATAGGTGGTGTAGATATTATTGAAGATCTTTTATTTTTTACTGACAATAGAAATCAACCTCGTAAAATAAACATAACTACAGCTTTAGCTAATCCAAATTATTACACTACTGAAGACCATATATCTGTTACAAAGTATTATCCATTTGAACCAATAGACTTATATAAAGAAGAAGTTCAGAGTGTTTCTATCATAAACGGTGGGCAAAATTATCAAGGTTTAAATTTACCATATCAAATACCAGCAAACGGTTTAGTTGGTGGAACAGGAGAAGGTTTGATACTAACTATAACAAGTATATCTCCAGTAACTGGTGAAATAAGTGGAATAGAAATAACAAATCCAGGCACGGGTTATACCAATGGTGATGTTTTAAATCTTATTGTAAGACTAGGTGTTCCTGGTTCTGGAGGTCAATTTGAAGTTTTTGTAACAGGTATATCTACAATGAAGAATAGATCTGATGAATATTTACCACCTGAGCCAGATGGTACTTCTAATCCTAATCCTGATTATGATGAGAATTGGCCTGGTGATCCAGAGTATTTAAAAGAAAGATTTATAAGATTTAGTTATAGATTTAAATTTGATGATGATGAATATTCGCTTATAGCGCCATTTACTCAAATAGCTTTTGTCCCAAGAAACGATGGTTATTTTTTAAATGAAACATACGATCCGTCAACAGGTGATTTTATTGATGGTGATAATGACGAATATTGGGCTTTTTCTAGTACAGAAAATAGATTAATGAGAAACAAAATAGATGAAGTAGGTTTAATATTACCTGCCCCTTCTGGTTTTTCTAGCTGGGCAGATGCTGTTAGTGGATTAAAAATAAAAGAAGTAGACATAATAAGTAAAGATGCTAGCGAAATATCAATAAAAGTTTTAGATACTATAGACAATAGTACTTTAGTTAGTACAAACATAGATAAATTACAATATATATATCAATCGAGAAAACCAACAAGAACTTTACCTGATTCAGAAGTTGTTAGAGTTTATGATAAATCACCAATAAGAGCTAAAACATTGACAGCTGTAGGTAATAGAATATTATATTCTAATTTTTACGACAAACACACTAGCCCTACAACATTAAACTATAATACTAATGTAAATGAGAAAGATAGTCAAGGAAGTAATATAATAGCTATTGAATATCAAAACCACACGTTAAAAGATAATAGAACTTATCAAGTTGGTATAGTGCTAAGTGATAGATATGGAAGGTCTTCAGATGTTATACTTTCTGAAGTAGACGATGGTGTCGTTGCTGGTTTATCAGACTCTTTTAAAGGTTCTACATTATATAAAGCTTACAGAAACGAAAGCAGCGTACCGTTAGATACTACTACGCCTTCAAACGCAAGTTGGCCAGGTGATTTAGCTGAAGTTATTTTTAAATCACAAATACCATCAAGTATCAATACACCTGGTTATCCAGGTTTATATAGCATAACAAATCCATTAGGTTGGTATAGTTTTAAAATTGTAATAAAACAACAAGAACAAGAATATTATAATGCTTATCTACCAGGTATAGTTAACGGAGCTATTAATAAAGATGGCAGTTCTAGTGACACGGAAGCGACTATAAGCTTGTATTCTGACAATATAAATAAAATTCCTAAAGATATATCTCAAGTAGGACCTAGTCAAACTATATATAGATCTGCTGAAAGCTTAAATTTGAGAGTTGTAAATGAAAAGGATGCATTATATCATAATAGTGTTCAGTTTTTTGGCGGACCTGTAGATCAAAAAGTATCTCAAATATCAGAGTTAAGTAATCTTGGTATTTCTATAGCTAAAAAATCTTTAAAGCAAACTGGGCCTGCTACTGAGCCTGCTGGTACAACTACTTTTACTTTTTCTACTTTTGATGAAGACATACAACCTGGTTCTTCTGTTGTAAACGTAATTGATGGCGGCACACAAAAAATTGATGCCTCAGAAAATTTTTATGTAAAAGCTTATTATGCTGTTTTTGGAGGATCAACTTTAGTTTTAAATACAGGAACTACTGTTGATATTAGTGTTAATTCAACCTGGACTTTTGGTCCTCCAGGTGTCGTGTTTAATTCCAACAATAATCCACTAATAGGTATATTAGCTACAACTGAAGCTGTAGGTGTAGCAGAAGAAACTGGATTTATCCCATATTTAGCAATAGGAGAAACACAACCTTTTGAATCTAATTTAGATATATTTTATGAGACTACTTCTTCTGGTTTAATATCAGTGTTAAACGAAAGTATTATTGATGGAGATACTACAACTCCTGTAGGTCTTTCAGATCCTCAATTTGCATTTTTTGAAAATGAACCACCTGGAAGCGGAGTTACAATTGACATGACAACAGTAAACAATGATGGTGTTGAAATAAATGATCCTAATGCTAGCTTTAATTTAATTAGTGTAGAAGATGCCTTAGGTGATCCAGTAGATATATTTGAATTAGTAGATAATAATAATGGTACATTTTACATAAGGTTAACTAATGATGTTTCAAACTATAATAATTACTTTGGTCAAAATAGTCAAATAAGAAATTATACATTTACAGTTAGATGTGTAGTGCTTTTTCAAACTGTTGACTTGAGTTTTACTGGAGCTATGTCTAATCTATCTCCTATTAGTGTTATTGCAGCTGGACAAGATGGTGTTAAATGGAAATGGGGACTTTTTGAGTTCGACGAAGGGCCAATTTATGGTAATCAAATTTATGTAGGTAGTTTTACAACTGGAAGTCAATTAACCTCGGATACTGATTATACGGGTAGTGGAGCTTCTACAAGTAATGGTAGTTCAACAAATGCTCTTAATGATAATAAATATTCAGAATTAAAAGTTGAAAACTTAACAATAAGTTACGTTGGAGGCACAAATGTTCCTACTGCATATAATGGTTCAGGAGTTACTATTGAATTAGGTCAAGCTAGAATAAATAATCCAAATGGACCTAGTGTAGGTCAAGTAGACCCAACGGATGATAGCGTAACTGGTTTAGGATTGTTTATTAATAATCCTATAACCGCCACGCCTGTTGATTTGTCAAGTGGCTCTGGTCAATCATTGGGATTTTGCCAAACAAGATGGCATATATCTTACGATTTAGTAGATGCTAACGGTAGTGGTTTAAGATACGAAGTAGTCGATGAAGATTTACAACTTAATTATTTTGCAAACTGATGTCAAGTATAGTAAAAATAAAATATTTTAACGCGTTCTGGAATAAAAGAATTGTAGACACCGATGTAACTACTAATGTTGCGGCGTGGCCTGGTTTAGTATGGGATCCACCTGGTTACCCTAATTATCCTAACAATGTTAATATAGATCCAACTTTTAATGTTTTACAATGGATGATTGAAGAATCTAGAATATTAGGTGGATTTAATAATACTAGTGTTGATTTTGGCGTTAGAGCTTATGCTAATGAAGAAAATATTAATCAACAACATAGGTTTAATAGCATAATATACTCAGGTGTTTACAACACTAGAACAGGATTTAATCAAACAAATGTGTTTTCTGTAGGCGAAGACATTACTAAATCATTAGACCCATCATATGGTCCAATACAAAGAACTTACGCTAGTGACAATGACTTAACTATACTACAACAAAATAAAGTAAGTAGAGCTTTAATAGATAAAGATGCTATATATTCAGCAGAAGGTCAAGGACAAGCTGTAACAACTAACAACTTAGTAATAGGTCAAGTTGTACCTTACGTAGGTGACTTTGGAATATCAGATAATCCAGAAAGTTTTGCTAGATATGGTTTTAGAAGATACTTTGCAGATGCTTTTAGAGGATCTATAATGAGATTATCACGTGATGGATTAACTGAAATATCTGAATATGGTATGTCAGATTATTTTAGAGATGAACTTAAAAAAATATCCTCTAATTTTAAAATATATACAGCAAATAATAGTACTTCATACACCGCTTCACCATTAACAACAAACGTAGTCACATTAGATGCACCAGTTGACGATATAGAAATAGGTATGAATGTTACTTTAAATGGACTAATTACAAATGCTTATGTTATAGATGTAGACTACGCGACAGACGAAGTTACATTTTCTAAAGCATTGACGTTTACAGATAAAACTGTTAGTCCAATAGTTCCTGATGACTTAATATTTACTAAACCTGTTAAAGATAAAATAGTTGGAGGTTGGGATATATTTGATAAACAATATGTTATATCAATGCAAATTGCTCCAGTTACTTTTACTGAATCAAATGATTATGAAACAACAGCTTTTGACGAATCAGTTAGAGGTTGGCCTAGTAGATATAGTTATAATCCTAGTAATATTTTTAGTTTAAAAGATACGTATTATACTACTTTTAATGGTAAATTATGGAAACAACATGATGAAGTAAGTAATAATAATAGAGGCACTTTCTATAATGTTTTTACTAAATCTTCAGTACAGTTTGTAATTAATGATGGTCCTTCTCTTAAAAAAGTTTTTCAAACAGTTAATTATGAAGGTGATAATGGTTATGAAATAGGTTCATTTGTTTCTGACTTTCAGCAAATAGATCCTGATATACCATTACAAAATCCTCCAACTTACGCAAATTCAAATGCGTATCAAGATACTACTACATTAGTAAAAAGTTATGATGAAGGTTATTATACTGACTCTGAAGGTTATCCTAAAAGAGCTGGTTTTGATAGAAAAGAAAATTTATACGTAGCTAACTTAATAAATAACTCAGCACAAAGACCTGATGGAATACTGTTTGGTGCACAAATGAGTGGTATAAAAGCTTACTTTGCCACTGTGACTATACAAACAGATAGTTCTACAGATGTAGGTGGGTTAAAAGAAATATGGTCAGTTGGTAGTACGTTTGTTAAATCGTCTTAAATTAAATGAAACAAAATAAAGAGCTTATAAAACTGGCTAAAGAAGCTGGTATTATAAGTAAAAAAAATTTTAGAAAAAGAATTATAAAATTTCAAAAGCAAATGGCTATGTTACCAGATGCTATTTGTAGAACTTCTTTTGCTGAACATGATGAAATAGATTATATAAATGGTGCTAACTTAGAGCATGAGTTTGGTGAGGGTACTTACATACGTAAAATATCAATGCCAAAGAACTTACTATATGTTACTGTGATACATAAAGTTAAGCATCCTTTCTTCGTTATGAAAGGTAAAGCAACTATAATATCAGACAATGGCGTTCAAACTATTGAAGCTCCTTATCATGGTATGACAGAACCAGGAACACAAAGAATTTTATACGTACATGAAGATTGTGTATGGATAACAGTACATCCAACAGATAAAACAACTGTTGAAGAAGCTGTAGAAGATGTAATAGCTAGAGACTATAATGATCCAAAATTAAAACTAGAATAAAATGAGTATGGCAGCAATAGCTGTGGTAGCAACTCCATTAGTAATAGGAGGTATTAACGCAGCAGTACAAAAAAACAAAGCAAATAAAATGGAGAGCGATATATTAGCTCAACAGGGTGTTGTTGATGATGCATTAGCAGCAAGACAAGATCTTGACGAAGCTGTATATGACCCTGGAGATGATATTAGAGCAATGAAATCTATGGTTAGTAATCCTATGGCTAATTTATCGGTTGCTACACAAGCTGCTGAAATTAAAATGGAACAAACTGATATTGCTTTAGCTAATACTTTAGATACATTAGCCGCTACTGGATCAAGCGCTGGTGGAGCTACAGCATTAGCAAGAGCTGCTATGCAAAGTAAACAAAACGTTGCTGCAGATATAGAGAGTCAAGAAGCTCAAAATGAAAAACTAAAAGCACAAGGAGAGCAACAAGTTCAACAACAATTACTATCTATAGAACAATCTGCTATTGCAGGTAGCACGCAAGCCGCAAATATAAAACTACAAATGCAAGAAGCTAGAGATCAAGCTGGTATAGATAGAGCATATGGTGAATTAGATGCTCTTAGATCTCGTCAGTTAGGCCTTGAAGATGCTGCTGCAGCTTCACTCATGGCGGGTATTCAAGGTACAACTAGTGCTGCTACCGCAGGTATGGGACCTGATGGAGCATTAACCAATGCATTCGCATAACAAATAGATCATGAGTCAAAGACAAGTAAAATTAACGCCACAACAATCTGCTCTAACGCAGGCTGGAGTAGCAACAGTACAACAAGCGACGCAAGCTAGCATGAGCGCTTTAAGTAGAATAGCATCTTATAATAAAGAAATGCGTGTCCAAACAAATAAAGTTATGGAAAACGCACAGAAGAATAGATCTGAATACGTTAAATTATATACAGATCAAATAAAAGATGCTAATGCTATAATGAAAGAAAGCATGACTAAGCATATAGGTACTGTAGCAGATGATTTATATAAATTAGAAGTAGCTGCTAATAATCCAAGACTTAGTGGTGAAGAGAAAAAAGAAGCTCAAGGTAAATACAACGCAGCTGTTACCGCATCAAGACAAGACTTAGATGCTCAAGCAGCTTTAGCTGTGTCGGTAACTAACAATTCACAAGTTATATCTAAGCATGTTAAAGCTAACGAAATGAATAGTAGCGTAGGACAAATTACTAGAAGTGCTATGAATCAGTATAAAAATGAAATAACATTAAGCTCTGTAATGTCTTCAGGTAATTTAACAGATATAGAATATGATAGGAGTGGAGATAAGACTGTAATAAAGTATAAATACATGGATGAAAACAACGTTGAGCAAACCGGTACCACTGATTATGATGCTGAATACAAAGCTTTTAAACAGACAGGTGAAACTTTAGAATCTAGAACAATAGGTGAAGATGATTCACTAATGAATGTGTATGTAAACACCGATGATAAGTATGTTAAAAGTTGGTACGCGCCAGGAGGTGTTTTATCTTCACCACCTAAAGTAAAACAAGAGTGGGATGGTGCTACAAATACTATGAAGATAGTTAAGTATGAAGATCCTATAGATGCTAAAGCTAATCTATTAAACAACCCAGAAGCTAGAAAATGGTTAGAAAACCAAACTAATAGAACTGATTTTGATAAACAGTTTACTCAATTAGCAAATGCTGGTTATATAACTGACGACATGTTTAAAGATGGTGACTTTCAAACATTTGGATCTGCTCCTACTAAAGCGCATTTACAAGGATTAAATAAAGAGTTGTTGGCACTAACGGAAAAATACGATAATTCTCCAGCGGGTTTAAGTCAACAAGAAAAAGCGGATATAGCCGCAGATCCTGAGTATAAAAAACTTCAAGAAAGATACGGTGATTTAATAGCTGTAGGTTCTGGTGACATGGAGATTAGTGAAGATGAATACAATAGAACAAGAAAAAACTTAATAGAAGCTTGTGTAGAAGCTCAGGCAAGTTTTATAGGAGATATGAAGTCTAAGGATACGTTGACTGTACTAGGTGAACAAGAAAAAGAAAGAGTAGGTAGAACATCTACTGGAGCTTACACAGCAAATGCTAAGACACATGCTGCTAATTCTATTGGAGGTTTTACTAACGTCAAGAAAAACTTTAGTAATCATACTTTTAATTCTAATACTCCTATAAGCACACAAATAGCGGCACAAATAAGAACTAAAAATCCAAACATATTAACTAAGTCAAATAAAAGTGTAAAAAATCCTAATCATATTTTCTCTGGTGAAGAACTTAAAAACTATAACGCTCAAGGTCAACCTAAAAAAGCTGGAGAAGAATCATTGTTTGACTTAATGCAATCAGCTGGAGGTAATCCTAGTGCTAGTGTTATATATAATTTTCCTAACTTAAACAAAGGAGATGTAACTGGATATACTAGTTTAATTAATACAGGAGACTTTAGTGTAGATAACAATGGGCAATTAAACCCAGAAGCAGAGCGAAACATAATGTACATGTATGGGTTAAATGATAATGATCAATATTTACTAGGCAATTCAGAAGGAAGAAAAAACATGACAGGTTATAACTTACCAACACTATAATAAAATAAAATATGGACATAACTATTAAAGATCCTGCTTATAAAAAAGCATATGATATTGTAAATACTTATGGTTTAAATGTATCTGATTTAGGCATTGATATGTCTTCGCTAGATTCATTTGCTAATTCATTTAAAAATGACGATGATGTATTTAAGTTTTACAAATACTTAGACACACAAGGTATAGTATCTAGCCCTGATTTTGCTTCTTTCAAAGACATTTCAGGTATGTCAGAAATTATACCTAACATTGTTGAACCAGATGTTAACAGCGAAGAAGCGGGAAAGCTGTTAGGCGCAAATTCCGTAGAAGCCATGAATATTGCGCCGGAAGATTATGTAGAGGGTGCAGAGATACCACTACAAACTACGGCTTCATCTTTGGGTCTTTCTTCATTGGAATTAGAATCTCAAAGAAACAAAAAAATAAAGAAGACTTACACTGATAATTTAAATAAATTAAAATATAGTTTTACTAAAGATGGTAAGCTTGATGAAGAAAACACAGAATACCAAGCAGCTGTAAAAAACTTACAAAGACAATACGAGAAAGATTTAGAAAACAGTAAAAAGATAACATTAGAAGATAGTTATGTACAAAAATATAATATAAGTAATCCTACTATATCTGTAAATGTAAAAGGTAAAGATGGTAAAACTACTAAAGTAAATACAGGTGTACATAGTTGGGGACTCAGAGAAACAGCTGTTGACGAACAAGATTTAGAAACTGGTGACTACTATTTTACTAAAGCAGATACTGATGAAGAGCTTGTACCTTTTTTATCTAATCAATATCCTAATTTTACTTTTGAAAAAGTATATGAACCAGCTCGTTTTAAACAAGGTCAAGGTGATAAAATTAAAGTTATAGCTGAAAACGGTAAAGAACTTACTTTTAGAGTTGGTGATCATTTAGAAGGCTCTGAATCACTTTATTCTACTAAAGCTTCTTTATTTAACTTTATAAATCAAAATGGTTTAGATGTATTAGCCACTCAAAAGAATTTATCTCAAATGGGTAGTGACTATTATAAAATAGCATCTACTGCTTTTAATTCTGAAAATCCTGCTGAAGGTGGTATAGCTATAAATGAAAGCCAGCAATTTGATATAGATCAATTTGGTAGTTTCCAGAGTAAAACTACAGAGCTTGGAACTTTCAATGTGTTTACTCCTAATCAACAACTATTTAAAACTCCTCGTCAAATAATGATAGAGAAAATAGAGGAGACTTATCCAGGTAAATACTTTCCAAATGTACCCGACATACTCGACAATATAGAAGAGTATAGCACCATGAAAGCTGATAAGATTACTAAAGATCCTATTACAGAAGGTATAAAAATGTTTTTAGAAGATCATGATAGAGGAGAATATTTTGATCAGTCCAGAAATAAAAGAACTTATGGTAAGTTTGTACCTTCTGGTAACTTATTTAATTTAGAAAATCCTGAAATGGATCAAACAATAGATGAAAATACATTTATTGAACAAGCTTTAGCCGGTGGAACTAACGTTGGTTGGAAAGAAAGACCTGGCACTAATGAGGCAGAAAGATATTTAGGTCAACAATACTCTGGCCCTGGAACTTTAATATGGCAACAAGCAACACAAACATTAAGTCAAGCAAGAAATAAAGCTGGTCAACCAGCACCATCTGTAGATGATATAAAGACTTATGTAGCTAGAATTAGATATGAAGAAATGAAAGCTAAAATCTTAGATAGTAACTGGGATGCTTATTTAGGTGAAGTTTCAACAGAAAAGAAAGGTGAATTAATAGGTTTTGACATACTTAAAAAAGATGCTAATATAGTAAGATCAGCTCAATTATCATCATTAAATGAAATAGAAATATCTAAATTTAATGCAACAGAAAATGGTATGATGATAAATTATTTTGAACAAATTTATTTTGGTTCAGAAGATTTTCCTACGCCTGGACCTGGTGAAACACCTGTTAAGTTGAAAAATGGTAAAATAGTAAGTAAATCTTTATTTGATGATTATAACAATGCAGTAGAAGGATCTAAAGCTCATTATCAAACTTTAGCTCAAAGAAGAGACGAGTCTTGGAAGTTAGCAGATGAAAGTAATGATTTAAATACAGCTTGGGATTTACTTAGAAGAGATTATAGTGTATGGGGTAAAGCTACTACTGAGTTTGGTCTTATGTTTGCTGATATAGGTATTGGAGCTACATATTTAGCAGGTAAAGCACAAAAATATCTTAGCCCTACTTATTGGACTGGAGAAGCTTTAGAAGCTTTAGACGTGCCTGATGAAATGAATATATTTAAACAGTCTTGGGATTTAGCAGAAGAAGCAACTCAACAAATGAATGTTACATATCAAGACTGGAAAAATGATGTTAGAAACGATCTAATGAAAGATGTATCTTTTCATCAGAACGAGTGGGGTGGAAGAGCAGCTTTTGCTGGTAGTTTTGGAACTTTTGTTGCTACAGAAGTAGGTAGACAAATACCTATACTTTTAACAATGATGGCTAGTGGTGGTACAGCTGCACCATGGGTTATAGGTGCATATGCAGCTGGTGATCATTGGATGCGTAATGATTATCAACAAGAGATAAGCGGTAAATATAGAGCTGAATGGGTAGATGCTGCGGCTGCTGTAGGATACGGTGCTGCTGAAGGTGTGTTTGAAGCTTTAACAACTGTACCTATATTAAGAAGAGGTGGTGATTTAATAAAGCGAATGGGTCAAAGATCTGTCGTTGATTATAGAGTGGCTATGAAAAATTATTTTATGGCTCAAGCACCACGTATACCACTAGAAACAGTATCAGAAGGTATTGGTGAAGGCTTAACTCAAATTAGTCAAAACTTAATTGATGGAAGACCAATATCAGAAAATGTAGATCATGCTATGTTTGTCGGTGGTATGTTTGGTTTTGCTATGTCTACTTCTCCTATGATAATGGGTATGGTTGCACAAAGATTTACTGACTATGGTAAAATGGCTGAGTTCAGAGGTTTATCAGCAGATTTACAATCATTGCAAATGCAACGAGATCAATTACGTGTTGAAGGAGCTGAGTCAGGAGTTATAGAAGCTTATGATAAAGAAATAGGAGAAGTTAAGGATAAGCTTAATGTAATGGCTAAAGAAAAGTTTGACTTTATAAATAATACTTTATCTAAAGACGCTAACAACGGGTTGACATTATCAATGATTAGAAGTGAGCAATTAAGATCTCAAGCTGAAGAAATAATTAACTCTACAAAATTAGCACCAGGCGTTAAACAACAGCAACTTAGAAGAATTAAAGAACAATTTGATTCTAATGAATATAATTCTAATATATTTAAAAATTCAAACGCATTTGGTAATGACTTTACCTTATTAAAAAAGAACGATACAAAAGCATATGACGATTATGTACAACGTGCTAAACAAAAGATTAGAAGTGATGGAAACAAAAGCAACGACTTTCAACCTAATATAGATGAAGTTGAAGCTATAGCTGAAGATTTATACATTGAAGATAGAGTAAACGCTAATTACGAGTTACAGTCTAAAATAAATGAACAAGCTAACTTAAACATTACATTAGGTAGAGTACAAAGTAAAGAAGACTCATATAAGTATATTGACAATATAATAGACGAAGTAAGAAGTGATTTGACTAATGCAGGTCAAAGTGAAGAATTTATAGAAAGTCAAGTAGAAAAAATAAAACTAGCTAAAGAAGGTATAAGAAATGGTAATAATGGTTTAAACTTTAGCCCAGTAATAATAGACGGTAAAGAAGTAACTAAAGATTATTCATTAGTAGTAGTAGATAATGCTGTAAAAAATAATAAACTTCAAGTAGGTACTCATGAAATTGGCCATGCTATATTTACTAAATTATTAGGTACAAACTCACAAGATTTTGCACCATTAGCAGAAGCTATTGTAGATTATTTAAGTACAGTTGAAGGTGGTAGTGATGTATTAACTAGAATATTAGTAAGAGATAGACAAGCATCGCAAATGGCAGATGAGCTTGTAATGAATTTTTTAGAAGAAGTTGGTAATAACAACGTGCCGCTTGATCCTAGGTTTGCTGCGTTGTTTGGTCGTGGAGCTAGCGATGGTGTTAGCACGGCTACTAAAGGTGAAATGCAATTTGACTTTAAAGGTCAGACAGATGCTGTAGCTTTTTTAATTGGTTTAGGTAAAGCTATATCTACAGGTCAAATAAACAGTGATGTAATTGAAGCAGCTAAACAATCAAAAGCTTTAGAAGCTTCACGCAAGGTAAAGGCTAAAAGAAAAGCAACTCAAGAAGCAAGAAATAATCTAGTAGAAAAAGCATCGTCTAATATAGCAGAAACCGCTGAAGAAAAGACAGGAAGAAGAAAAAACAGAGAAGAAGAAATTTTAAAAATATATAATAAGTATGCATTAGATAGTAAAGGTGCTCCAATAAGTAGATCTGAATGGCAGACATTTTTAGATACCGAAGAAGGCTTAACAACGTTAGGTAAAATATTTGAGTTATATAGCAAAGATTTACTTACTATAGCACGTAATAATCCAGACGCGGTTGGAGCAGCTGTAAGACCTTTAATGATGCACATAAGAACGTTTAATCCTCAAGTTAATAATGATTTAGCAGGTTGGATAGGTTCACAGCTTAAAAATAAATTAGGCACTGGAATAAAAGACTTAACAAAAGGACAAGCACCTGTAGGTACTAAAAGAATAGGTCAAGAAAGAGAAGGGGCTAGAGCGTTAGATATAGCAGACACGAGCTCTGAAATAAATTTAGATGAACAAATAGAAAGTTTTAGAGAAGGTATAGGTGTAGAAACAGGCAGTGAAATATACAATACTGTAGTTAAAGCTGGAGAAAGAGTTGTTGGAGGTATACTTCCTAAATTTGAATTTACATATAAATCTGGTAAAAGAAAAGGTCAAACAGTAAAATTAAATGATGTAAAAGCTAGATTAAAAGAAAATCCTAATGATGCCCAAGCATTAACTGATCTTAATAATATATATAAAAATGTTAGACAAGAATTAGCAAATGCTTATGATAGCTTTTTGTTTACTGAAATTAAAAAGTCTATGGGTACTGGAGACGCGTATAAAAGCTATTTAAGAGCCATTAGACCAACTATAATGAAAAATATGTCTATAGCTGATCTTGTGGCTATGGAAAGACTTTCTAAGCAAAAAACTTTAACCAAGCTAGAAGCAAGTAATTTAAGCCCAGCAAAGATAAAACAATATGAAGGAAGTGGTGATTTAGTATATACTAATCCAAATGCAGGTCCTAATTTATATTCTAGATTAAATCCAACTGAGCAAGAGTTTATAGAGTTTTTTGAAAAACGTGGAAGAAAAGATGCGCTAGCTAAAAATATATCAAAACAATTTGGTTTTGATGTTACAATGCAAGCTATGAATGACAACATAGTAGATGTGATAGATAAAGCTTTTCCAACAGAAAACTTAAATAATATAGCTAAAGATGCCGCAGCTAAAGAAATGCTACAAAACTTTGCTACAGCAATAGGCACAGGTATAAACACTAAGTTTTCAGGTACTTTAAATGAAAATATAAATGAAGAATTAATAAGTGGCTTAGAAAATATGGTTAGCGTTGATGGAATAAGTAATGATGTTAAGATAAGAAAGCCACAGATAAGAGCAGTAGTTGAAGGTGTTTATCCTAATTTAACTAAAAAAGCTATAACTCAAATAGTAAATGATCTTAATAAGATACTTGCTCCATATGGTAGATTAATAAATAAATATGAAGCTGTAGACGTAAACGTCGAAGAATTTATTAATGAAGTATTAACTGATAATGAAGCTCAAAGTATAGCAGATTTCTTTGGCGTAGGTAATGTAACTGATTTATTTAGAAACAAAGTAGATAGTCAAAGAGGATTTGTAAAGCTACTAGCTGCAGATATGAAGAAAAATTATACTAATCCACTAGAATTAGCTGCTAATTTTTGGCACTATAAAGGAGGTCTAGAGGATGGTAGTAATAATCCTACAAGATTAATGACGTTCTTTAATGAAGGATCAGGTGGTCATTCGCAGGCTTATATAGATCAATTTATAGCACCTGTTTTTTCTACTACAGAAAACCCAATAGTAGCTGTAAAAACTAAAAATACTAAACATCCAATTTTTGGTTTTAATATAGAGCAAGTAGAGTTTACGTATAAAGACAAGACTAAAGCAGTTGTTAATTCTCAACGTAGAACTACGCAAGCTACTACTAAAGATATGGTTAACAATACTATGAGTGAACTAGAGCTTAGCAGAAGAAAGAAAGATTCTGACAGAGCATTTAACTTTGTAGTAGACGTGTATGAATCAGCTAGCAACTTGGTTAATGACAACGTAGGTAACAATGAGAACTTAGCAATGTTAGTAGCTGGTTTTGGAGCTAATATGAAAGGTCCAATTAGAGCTGGTGCTAGATTAAGATACTTACCTTTAAATCCTCCTACTACTCAACTAAACATTAATGGTAAAAAACAATTTGAATATGAACATGGTATACCTGGTTTAGTTGTTAATTTAGCTATAGCAGATAAAATATTCCATAATAATGCTGAAATAGATTTAGCTAAATTACAAGAGAATTACACAGTAGGTGTTATACATGTAGACTTTAATAGTAATTTTGGTACGTTGTTTCAGTCGCGTATGCCTTTTGGTTATAAAATAGGTGATTCACCTATAACTAGATGGATAAATAAATATACTATTGGAGGACCAATGCATGGATTATTTGATTTAGATATTAATGGTCCAGTAAAAGAGGTTGATGATGCTGTTAAACTATCAGAGCAAATGATAGCTGCTAATAATGTAAATAAAAAAGTATTAAGCAATAATGTAATTACCATGAAAGCTAGTGATAATCTAGCTGAGGTAGTAGGTTATGCAGCTACTGTTGATAATGCTTTAAATATAGCAAGAGATCCTAATGCCCCAGTAAGAAAAATTAGAGTATTTGATTTTGACGATACACTAGCTACAAGTAATAACATAGTATTTGCTAAAAAAGGAAATGAAACTATTGAACTTAATGCTGAGGAATTTGCAGCTGAGGGTGAGAAACTACTTAGTGAAGGATATACATTTGACTTTACTGATTTTAATACCGTTAGAGATGGTGGAAGAGGACCTCTGTTTAGTATTGCTGAAAAAATCAGAGACGCTAGAGGTACAGAAGATGTTTTTGTATTAACAGCAAGAGCACCAGAAGCTCAAGTACCTATACATGAGTTTTTAAAATCACAAGGTTTAAACATACCTTTAGCTAACATTACTGGTTTAGGAAATTCAACAGGTGCTGCTAAAGCAGAATGGATAATAAATAAAGCAGCAGAAGGATATAATGACTTTTATTTTGCTGATGACGCTATAGGAAATGTAAATGCCGTTAAAGATGCGTTAGCTCAAATAGATGTTAAGTCAGAAGTGCAACAAGCTAAAATGAAGTTTAGTGAAAATGTAGACGAAGACTTCAATAATATTATAGAACAAACTACAGGAGTAAAATCATTTAAAGAATATTCAGCTGCTAAAGCTAAAACAATTGGATCTAATAAAGGTAAATTTAAATTCTGGATACCTTATGGAGCTGAAGACTTTATGGGATTAATATATCCATTACTTACAAAAGGCAAGCTAGGAGATTCTCAAATGGCTTGGTTTAAAAAGCATTTAATAGATCCATATGCAAGAGCTAAACATGATATTAGTACTGCACGTATTAATTTAATGGATGATTTTAAAGCATTAAAGAAAACATTACAAGTACCAGCAGAACTTAGAAAAACAAATGAAACTGGATTTACAAATGAACAAGCTGTAAGAGTTTACGTGTGGACAGCTATGGGTTATGATATACCTGGTCTTTCTAAGGCAGATTTAAAAGAGTTAAATGATTTTATAGAATCAAATCCTACACTACAAACTTTTGCTGAGCAATTATTAGTTATAAATAAAAATAATGAATATCCTCAGCCAGGTAGAGATTGGCTTGGTGGTACTATAACCACAGATTTACTTAATGGATTAAACACTTTGTACAGAGCTGAAGCTTTAAAAGAGTGGCAAGAAAATGCTGATCTTATATTTTCTGAGAAAAACTTAAACAAGTTAGAAACTATATATGGTCCTAAGTATAGAGAAGCTATGGAAAATATATTGACTAGAATGAAGTCAGGTAAAAATAGACTTGCATCTGGGAGTAGATTAAGCAATAGAGTATTAGATTATATAAATAATTCTACTGGTGTTATTATGTTCTTCAACATGAGATCAGCCGTGTTACAAGCTATATCTTCTACTAATTTTATTAATTGGAGTTTTAATAATCCTTATCAAGCTGGTAAAGCATTTGCAAATCAAAAACAATATTGGAAAGACTTTATGTTTTTAATGAACTCTAATTACCTAAGAGATAGACGTAAAGGTCAAAAGCTAGATATAAGCGAATCAGAAATAGCCAATGCAGCTGCAACGGCTACTAACAAAGCAAAAGCTGCTATTAGTTATATATTATCTAAAGGTTATTTACCTACTCAAATGATGGATAGTTTTGCAATAGCTTCAGGTGGCGCTACGTTTTATAGAAATAGAGTTAATGATTTAATAAAACAAGGTATTGAAATTAAAGAAGCTGAAGAAAAAGCATACACTGAGTTTATAGAAAAATCTGAAGAGTCTCAGCAATCATCTGACCCTAGTAAAATATCATCTCAACAAGCTAGTGATTTAGGTAGACTAACATTAACTTTTGGAGTTACACCTATGCAATATGGTAGATTAACTAAAAGAGCTTATCAAGATTTAATAAACGGTAGAGGTGATGCAAAAGAAAATATAAGTAAAATAGCTTATTATACTTTTGTACAGAATATGATATTCAATGCTCTTCAACAAGCTGTATTTGCTGTTGGATTTGGAGATGGTGATGATGATGAAAAGAAAGAAGAAAAACTTTATGATACTGCAAATGGTATGGCTGATTCTGTATTGAGAGGTTTAGGTATAGGAGGTGTTGCTATATCTGTAGTTAAAAACTTTTTATTAGACTTATATGAAAGATCAGATAGATCTAGACCTGAGTATGTAGATTCAATATGGAAATTAACTCAATTTTCTCCACCTATTAGTTCTAAAATATCTAGACTTAGACAAGCTGCTTGGTATTTTGATAGCAAAAAGCGTAGACAAGAAATGATAGATAAAGGATTTAGTATAGATAACAATGCTTATAAAGCTGCAGCTAAAGTAATTGCTGCTACTACTAATATCCCTCTTGATAGAATGTTATTAAAAATAGAAAACGTTCAAGCTGCTTTATCAGAAGAAGCTGATTGGTGGCAAAGCATGGCCATGTTGTTAGGTTGGCCAAAATGGCAAATAATGCCTGATGAAAAAGATAAAAATAAAAATACTAATCCATTTAAGAAAGGTAGAGGTAATTCATCTGATTCAGGTAATCCTTTTGTAAAAGCTAAAAGAGAAAAGAAAAAGCAAAATAATCCTTTTATTAAATGAATAAAGTAAAATTTATAGGTTATTACACGCTTAATACTTCATATGCTATAGAAGCTGCAAAACTAAAAGCATCGTTAGAAGAATTAAATCTAGATCATGATATAGTAGGTGTAAAAAATTTAGGTAATTGGGAGTCTAATACTAAGATGAAACCAAGAGTTATAAAAGATATGTTAGATAAATATCCTGATTATTCTATAGTTTACGTTGATTCAGATGCTATTGTAAGAAGTAAACCAGAATTATTTTATAGTATTAAAGAAGATGTAGGTGTTAGATATCAAGAGTTTTCTCATAGAAAACAACCAGAGTGTTTATCTGGTACTATATACTTTGCTAATAACGAAAGATCAAAACAACTTTGTGATTTATGGATATCAAAATGTAGTAGCACTAATATAAAAGTGTTAGCTGAACAAAGTGTATTGCCAATAGCTATTGAAGAAATGAAAGCTAAAGGTTTAAGTGTTATGAATATACCGCCAGAGTATACGTTTATATTTGATACTATGAAAAAAATTTATCCTTACTCTGATCCTATTATTGAGCATTTTCAAGCTAGTAGAAGAAACAGAAGAAAAGTTAGGTAATATTTAGGAACAACTAAAAACTGGGCACCATACCCAAAGTTCCTGTAACCAAGAAAGGGAGATGTAAGTCTCCCTTTTTTTATGTGATAGTACTTGGATGCAGATACATGACGTAGTGCTACTTTCTACAGTTCTAGAAGGTGCATACATAGTAATCCTTACAAGGAACTATTTAAAATCAAGAAGAGGTGACTACGACAAGTAATCACCTCTTTTTTATTTAAGTTATTTCACAACTACCACCAGCACAAGCTAGTTCGCCTGCAAGATCAGTATTGTCTTCACCTTCATATACATTAGCTAAGTCTATATCAGTTAATGACTTCATCATATAGTCATATTTCACTTTACTAATATCTTCAAACGGTGCTTGAGTATATGTTCCACCATCATAAGGTAATACAGATAAACCGTTATAATGATCTCTATTTTCCCACATCCACTCACCAGCATATTTCCACTCGTCTGGTTTTAAACTAACTGTAGCAGAAACATTATGCGTGTTAGACCCACGTCTATGACCAGGTGCTACCCATTCTGTAGCAACTTTCTTTATACGTTCAAGTAAATCAAATGGTGACTCATCTCTAAGTATAGATCCTTCAGGCGCTTTCTGTGGTATACTAATTACAGCAGTATCATGAGCTCTAAAATAATCATCTTCAACTAAATCTGGATGAAACTTACTCAAGTATTTATACATGCTTTCGTTTTTACCAACTCTGATTCTACGGATGTAATAATCATTATGCCATGCGTGAATACCCGATGACGTTCCTAATGCCAGAGATGTCGTCCCTGCAGGCTTTACGGTTGTACATCGCGCTGCTGGATTAATTCCAATCAGCTTCGCTACGCGGGTGTTTTCTCTTTTTACTACGCTTGCCGCTTTTTTCAAGTCGTAACCTAGTACTACGCCTGATCCTATACCCGTCATGCTCACTCCAATCAACGCGTCTTTTTCTGTTGTCTCTCTCCATATATCTCTTAAATAATGAAAGTCTGTGTATCCAGCTTGTAACGTGCCTATAAACGCTGCAACTTTAACTCTAGCATTAAAGTCCTCTTGTGATTCAATATCACTAGCATTTACCTCACATAAATTACAAAACTGATATGGTCTTAAAGCTATTTCACAACAAGGATTTGTACCCCAGTCTTTATCATTATTAAGATAAATACCTGGTTCACCTGCGCCTGATAGCTCTACACGTTTCCAAAGATCCATAAAAAAGTCTTTGGTAATTTTATGTCTCATTAGTACAGCAGAGTTGTTAGCTCTACCTCTTTGTGGTGCTTCTTCCCACCAATGTCCTGACTTGCAACCTATCATCGCATCGTCATCAGCAGAAAACAAACTAATTAAAGCTGCTCGTCTTATTCCACCTGCTAATACTGCGTCTGCTATGTGACAGACTATATCGTGCGTTTCTAAAGTTGTAAGTTGATCTCCGTCTTCTTTACTGTCTAATATTCCTGTTATTTTTACTATACACTCTTTTAATGGTTGAGGTCCAGGTGCTTTACCACCTGATGTAACTAACAAAGCGCCTTTAGCTCTTATATCTGAGTAATCAAATTCAATTTTACTTGATCTTCTTTCACCCATGTAAGACTTCATTAATACTTTTATAGCATCTGCCCAACCTTCAATACTATCACCAATTAAAAACCTTCTAGTTCTTTTTGAATATGGTTTATTAACTGGCGGTAATTTAGCTACATGATGATGTTGTACAGAGTAACCTACACCAGTTCCACCAAGTAAGAGAAACATGATCTCATTAAATGACTCAGGGTGGTCGATTGGTAGATACGCACAATTGTATACACGATTAGGAGATATTTCAATAGGTTTGCCACCAAATTGTAACGAACGCATAGATGGTAAAACTTTTTTATCGTAGACAAGTTCATAAGCTTTTTCTATTTGATCTGTGAGTTCTGGATATTTTTTTATATGCATATTTTTATTACGTGATACTAGCTCTTCCCATGTTTCTCTTCTATTTAAATTTGGTAAGTATTTAGCATACTTCATATAAACAGTTATATCACTTAGTATCTTGTTTGATAACTCCATCTTTTACATCTTGTTTTATTTCTTTTTTTAATATACCTAAAGCATCGTCATAACCTGGCATATGCTTTATTGTTTTCATTGTACCAACAGAAAGAGTTTTTATATGTTCATATTCTGTTAATAAATATTGAATTATATTAGTTAATGATTCAATTTTATTTTTCATTTCTAGCAAAGTACTTTCTTTCATATTCTATTAATTCTCTATATTTTAAATACCCTTTAGTCTTTATACTCCACTTAATAAACTTTTCAAGTTGACGTTCAGCATATTTACGTCTAGCTAAGTCTTTCTTTTCCCAAGTATTAAGTTCACGGTTTCTTCGCATTCTTTTTTATTTTGTGGTTTATATAATGTAATGTCAGGGTGATGTAACGATATGTATCTTTTAAATAGTTTCCAGCGGATAGGAAATGATTCATTAGCTCTTCCTTTACACTCAATGATAAATCCGGCTCCAACAAAGTCTGGTGTATACGTAATAGCTCTAACTTTCTTTCTACCTCTTTCTTTAAACTCTCCTTTTGAATTAGCTTGTCTTTCATATGATTTATTTTTAAAGGAAAAAGAAGGGACAAGCTCGTAAGTTTGTCCCTCATATTTAGCTTTGATCTTAGCTTCTTTTAAAGCTATATACATATTTTTCTCTAGCCCTGACGCAAATTTAATTCCATCATATATTACTTTTTTAGATCGTACAGGACCTCGTTTACGACGCGACGTCCGAGACATAATAAGGTAAACCGTTTACATTTTTGCCATAGACTTTGTCTTTAGCTTCAGCAAGCTCTTCACGCGCTGCTTGAATATAAAGTATTGCATCCATTAATTCTTCTTGTACATCATTTAAATACGCAGCAAGATCTTTAACTTTTGTTCTACGTTCATTGTCTAGTGTCTGTCCATACTTTTTGTAACCCACGTCTGAGCGTGTTACAAATTTGTCACACACTCGTTCTACTACAGGATCTCTAAATGTTATTTCTTTTTTAGTCATTTTTAACGAATGTTCCATTAGACATTTTACCTTTACGGTTTTTAATTTCATTGTAAGCTGAATCAATACAATGTTCTATTGTTGTTCCACCTAAATGAGCTAAGTTAGTTAACACAACTACCATATCACCAATTGCATCTGCAAACTCTGCTTCATCTTTTTTAAGTATAGCTTGAGCTAGTTCACCAGTCTCTTCTACTAGTTTAGCAAATTGTGTTTTAGTATCGCCTTTAGTATATAAACCTCTTTCACCAGCCCAGTCTCTTATCAATTGAAATCTATCTTTATCTACCCAAGCTTTACCTTCTTGCTTTACAGTTGAAGTTCTTTTAGATAAAGAATTTATATATTGTTGAAACTCACTAACATCATCAGCTAAAAACTCTTTAGCAAAAGCTTTATTATATATGTAAGATCTTTTTTTGTTAAACATAGAAGTTGATGCATTTTGCATTATCCAATGTATTGTTTCTCTTGTTAGTTCAAATCTGCCATGAACTGTTTCCCATGTCTTACCTAGCTCATCCATTAATCTACCTTTTAGTTTGTTTAATGGCACAGGAAATGTGCTAGTCTGCTCAGTTGCGTTTATATTCATTTTAAATAATTTGTTATATGGTTTTAAATCTACTTTATAGCCGTAAGACTTTTGAAGTTCTAACTCGCGGCTCGATATATAATCGATGTCTGTGCTTTGATCTAGAACTTCATACTCGTCTAGGCTATAACCCTGTTGTTGTGTAACCCTATATTCAAGATCACGCGTTACACCTATCTTTTTACCCGGTATGTGGTATAAATAATATGTTATTTCTTTATCCATAGTGATCTGCTTTACGCTGTGCAATATTATCAGGCCTTTCAAATTTACCTAAATCTCTTTCGTATAAGTGTAGGTTATGTGCAAAATGAAAGTATGAACCTATTTTATAATCTGTCTCTGATGCAACCAATTCTTGCAGTTGACTAAAACAGTATTGATCATTACAGAAACCAAACCAGAGATCGTTAGATCGCATCGTAACGCACATATGTAATCTATCATCTACAACTGTAAACTGAATAGCATATGTACAAGGCGTGTCTCTGTTATAATTTAAATGTTCTTTACCATCGTAAATAGATATTGTAGCTTGCCTAGTGTTTTTGTCAGATTTTAGTTTGTCTATAACGTAGTCAAGTTGATACATCCTATTCCATTGCCAACCATAGTTAGAGTTAACATTACCATGATCATCTGCCATATGTTTCCATATTTCAGGTATTTTACCATACAGATCACCTAGTTTTTTAATATTACGATCGCCAGATAAATACCATTCCCATTCTGCAAACGCATAGTCTTGTCGCCAAGATCTATAAGGAGATGATATAGATCTTTCCATTGGATGTGTCATTTCAAATCCTATATTAAACAAAGCTTTAGTACCTGCAAAATCTATACCCCATTTTTCTATTGTTTGATACCAATAATCAAAAGCATAATCTGCGTTTCTAAATTTATTTATCCATGTTTTTATCATAATAAAATCTATATAATTCAAATAATTTAGGGAGTACTTCCCTTTTGTTATAATCTCTTGGTGATATAGTTTCTTTACCATTTGCAACAACACGTATTTTCCAAGAAGCATTATCAAAACCAGGTGCTGCTGCTAACATACCTATTTTTATACCGTGATTAACACACCAATTATAAGCTACTTTATCTTTTTCCGTTCGTTCGTATGGTTCAAGTTTAACTATTCCCAAGGCATTTTTTCTTCTAAGTCCGGCATTTCATGCGGTACAAAGCAACCTGATTTAGGTTCCCAAGTAAAGAAAGCTTCAGCTCCGTTTTCACCAAGGTTTTGAAACTTACACTTGAGTACTTTAACTTTAGTTGTTCTAGCTTCATAGTCTCTATGTACTAACAAACCATGATAGCTAGCATCATACCACTCACCGCCGCCTTTAATGTTATACATTGTTGGCTCTTCAATTTTACCATCTTGTGTCTTATACATCTTAGTAGGATGAGCCACTATAAATACTAACACATCATACTTTTTAGCAAAAGTCTCGATCTTAGTTAAGTATTCCATAGTATATCTATTAACGTCTTCTGTTGTACAGTCAACGTCTCTTACTTTATTAAATGGATCTATAACAAGGCATTTAATACCTTTACGTTTAACTAGCTCAGCGCCTTTACGCAGTACAGACTCAAGCGTGTAACGTTCCATATCAATAAAGAAAAAGTTGTTATTAACATGATCTGCAACTTGATTCCATTTATCACCGCCAATATCGCCTTTATTAGGCATATCACCCCATACTTTACGCATAAGCTTGTGCGCATGTAAATATGTAGGAGCATTTTCAGGTGAAGCAAATGCAGTCTTCCAACCATATTCTTTGTTGTAACCTACACACATTTGATCTACAAAGTCTGACTTACCTGAACTAGGTATACCAGTCACTGTAATAAATTGTTTAGTATAAGTACTAAATATTTTATCAAAGTTATGTAAGCCAATTGTAAAGCCACGTTTAAAACCATTGCGAACAAAGTCTGTAACTTCATCTTCAATATCTCTAAATGTTGTTACATTTTCAAGAGGTACAGGTTTTGCGTTTGTTATACGTGACAATAGCTCTTTAGCTGAGTACTTTAATAAATACTCGTTAGCGTCTTTGCAATCATCAAATGTAGCTAAGTAACAAGTTTCTGCACCTAGTCTACGTACAAGTTCTGCTTGTAGCGCTTGACCAGGCGGATCATTATCAACTGCAATAATTATCTTTTTCTTATCTTCAAAATAATCAATACAATTATCTAAATAATCTAAGTTGTTACTATTTAATGTAGCACCATTAGGTACTGATATGGCGTTAGGTATATTAGCTTCATGTAAAGCTAACACATCCATCTCGCCTTCAACTATAATACAAGTATCGTGGCCTACGATATTATCTATATTATAAAATACTTTTTCAGCGCCTTTATATAACTTAAAGTTTTTACGCGCATCGCGGTATTTAATATTAGTAAGCTGTCCACCTACATAATAGTTGAACTGAATAGTATTCTCAGTTCTACCGGTCTGTGGCATGTATTCTTTACCTACACTAACTTTTAGTTCATCTAACGTATCTTTAGATATACCTCTAGTTTTAAACCAATCTAGCGTTTTATCTTTTGTTTTGTTACTAGTTTTTTGAGAATTAAGCTCAGTTGGTATAACATACTCACGTTCAGCTTTGCCTTTACGTTTATATGTGTGTAGTTGAAAAGTGCTATCACAGTTATGACAAGTACCAAGACCACGTCCCCAATCATAGCTAGCACATTTTGCTTTTCTATTTTCAGGTTTCCTAGAAGAAGAACACAGGGGACAAGTCCCCTGCGATTTACCTACGTCTAAGCCGTGCTGATTAAAGTTTTCAATTTGAAAACCATTTATTTCTATTTCTTCGACTTGCATTTATTTTATTTAATTAAAATGGTAGATCTTCTTCTACTTTAGCCGGAGCTTTTTGTTGAGGTGCTCCATTTCCTTCATATGGTATTCTGTCCGGAAAAGCGCCGTTTGTCCATACAACTTTAACGTTGCCTAAGTAAGTCTTTGGAGATTTAGCTTCTCTTTCTTCCTTACTTTGTTCTATACAAACAGGTCCTTGATTACCGAACTGATCTGGTTCATCATTAACTGTTATTGTAATGGGCAAGTACTTACCTTTTTTACCTTCTATTATCTTACTCTTATCAATTGCATTTAAATTGATACTAGCCTTTATTATTCCTGCCATTATTTATAATGTTTGGTTTATAAAATATTGCTGAGGATCAAACTCCTCCGTGTTATAAAACAAGTCGTAAGCTTCACAAGCTTTTTCAACTTTGTTTTTACCAGACAAATAAAAGTCTGATGAACAGTCAAACAAACCTATACGTCCGTCATTTTTGTCTATTGCTATAAATACAAATTCATAACCAAATAACTCTTTGTATATGTAAGCTTGACTATCATAATTATATTTCTTAGAGTTCCATCTAAAGCCATCTAAATCATTAGTTGTCTTTAAATCTATTATAAGTTTTTCATTATGATTAACTACGTCAGCTTTACCCTTCCACATTAATCCGCATAACTCTGTTACGCTTGGCTCTTCATGATCTATATTATCACCGTGTATCAAATCTCTACACACATTGTTGTTCATTACTTTATCAACCATGTTTTCGATCATATCAACTTCATGTTCTAATAAACATAATTCACCGTTAGATATTTCTTTATAAGCTTTAGTATTTCTAGTGCTAGCTTGTATAACTTTAAAGTTTTTAATCTTATCTGGTTCAAGTATAGCAGTGTGAAAATAGCCGCCTACTAAGAAGGGTACTGTTGTCTTGCTTGGTTCTCTAAGTCCCAGCGGATTTTTAAGTAATGTTTTGATATTACTGTTGCTGAGAAATTTAGAGCCAAACTCGCCATAGTAATGCTCATCATCTCTTAATTTATCTATTATTTGACCTGTTGTCATAATGATTGTAGCTCAGTCTCTTGTGCCTCAGTTAATGTATATTTAGATTTTATAGCATTAACTTTACCGCCTGACTTAACATATTTTTTAGCTTTGGCAAAGTCTGCAGTTGAAATTACAGCTTTAGCTTTACCGTGTGTATTAGTTGCATCTGAGTCTTGAGTATCATCGATCAAGAACAGATTACCTAACGCATATTTCTTACCATAAGAACTTGCTGCGCCGTATCGTTGTGGCATTTGCATACCTTTCTGATCTGTGTCTACACCAACTACAGCTTGTGATTCAATAGTTTCTTTACCATCAGATATTTTTGCAGTAACCTGCATAACTGGTGGATCAAAAGATACTAGTTCTTCATGTACTGTAACTGTTACATCGAGCTCCTTTAAAAAGGGTTTTGTAGCTTCTAGGATGTCTTCGGCAGATCGGAAATAATACTTGCCAAATGAGTTATATCTACTTTTCTTCGACTTAAACTCTGTTTGAATTTTGGTTAATTTATTGGTTAACGTCATATATATATATAATTACAGGTTTATAGTTTAATTTACAGATAATCAAGTACTTGCGAGTGATCTACATTAGATATTAATTTTTCAACAGCTTGTTTTTTAAGCTCTGATATTCTAACATAAGCAGAAACGCCTTCAATTCCTAATTGCTCTGCAATTTGTTTTGCTTGTAGTTTCTCGCCAGTAAGTCCATAGCTTTTGTTTAATACATAAACTTCGCTTGTAGTCAAATGTTTATTTAATAAACTCATTAAATAAGCATTAAGTAGTGTTTCGTTATACGGATCTTTCTTATCTGGTATTTGGTATATCATATCTTCATCTTCTTGCTTAGCGTCGTAAGATAAAAATATAGAGTTAAAAAACATGCGTACCATCTTTTCGTCTTTAGTGCTACGCATTTCATTTAACTTATGTTCAGGTATACGCATCGTGCCTCTATTACGATCTATCTCACGTCTTATACCACCACGAATACGTTTAGCTAAAAAAGATTTTAATGTTTTTTCTACGTCATCAGATTCAACTAACTTATCTTTATCTATTTTATCTACAGCTTTACACAATTGTAAACTACCTTCTTGTATTATATCCATAATAGACATAACACCTGATGCTTCTTGTGATGTAGCAAATTTACGACCTATGTTTTCAACAAGTGGTAGAAATATAATTTTAAGTTCTTCACTTGTATAATCTACGAAGTCTTTTAATTCTACATTTGCAATAGCTTGCTTGACATCTTCTTTATATCTAATGTAGTTTTTTACATTATATTTTTTCATTGTCAATATTTAGTTTGTCCTTTTCTTTTTTGAGTTCTTCACCCATGTTTCTGTGTATTGTTCTTGGTGTACATTTTAAAGCTTTAGCTAGTTTAGATATAGTAATATTTTCACCTTGTTCATTTATATGTAACATAGCATCATATATATCTTCTTGTTTAATACGCTTTCTTCCTATTATACTACCTACAATACTTAGTTTTTCTGAAGTATCAAGACCTGTTCCATCTTTAAATACTATTTTACGTAATCTATTATTAGGTGGACGTTCGAGATCTTCATTAAATATATCTTTAACCATATCAGTTAGTTGCCATTCATTTACGTTAAATGTAACAAATCCGTTTGGTTTATAAGATATAACTTTAGCTAGTTCTATAAACTTTTCTAGTGTTAACTGAGGATTTAAATACCATAATGTAAGTAAATGCCATTTTAAAGATTTATAGCTAGTAATTTTCGCATTACTACGAAACAGACTATAGTACCCATAAGTACCGTCAGCATAGTACCAACCCCAGTCATACTCTTTAGTAGGTCTGTCAGGTGAATACCGACGATATATGATACGGTTATCATTTAGATATTTCATAGCTCTTTGTGACATTAGCTGTCTACTCTATATCTTTAGGCCTAGTGTCATACAATGTCTTTATATAGAGCTCATGCTCGTTTTTACAGCCATTGCTATTAATAACTTCATCTAGCCACAACTGACTATAGTATAAAACAAAATCATCGTTTCTTTTCATTTAATTTAATTAAGTAGTTATTATATTTTAAATATAGTTCCCTTGTAGTAGTACCAATAGTTCCATGTAATGTAGCATCTCTACATATTTTATTTCTTAATTGTACTACTCTGGTTTCTACATAAGCATAGTGCTTTTTGTATCTAAGATACTTTATTAATTCATCTCTGTATCTTCTCATGCTGTTTTCTTTTTACTAGGTACTCGACCTTGGTTACCAACACCATCAAAATCAACTATATCGTTTTTGCTTAATGTAGGATAATTTTCTTCTTGTTGCTTGTTGCCATTGTATATTATATTCCATACAAGAAAAACAACATACAACACAAATATAAAAAATCCTACTATAAATATTGTTAGTGTCATATTGTTTTTAATTGCTTTAGTGCTATACTAAACAACAATATAGTGCCAGGCCAGTGAGCTGAATATACAGCTTCGTCTGTGTAACCTGCAAGACCTAATCCTACAGAATATAGTAAGCATATAAATGCTATTATAATATAGTAATATTTATTAATAAATTTCATTTTATTCTTCATATTTATCTAGTAATAGATTAGCAACTTCAAGGCTGATCATATTTTCATTATACAATTTCCATATCAACTTTCTCATGATCTAATGTTGCTATTTTGTTATCAGTTTGTATCCATACTTTAGCGCCGCATGATAATGGTTTGTTTGGTGAATATATAATTCTAGCCGCTTCTAAACCATCTTGACCATATATAACAGCTTCATGTGCATAAGTATTAGATTTATATGTTTTACAAGTCAACACAGGTTCGTTAGTATTGTTTTTACAATTACTACGTATTTTATGTTGATTTACGTGTATTACTGTTTTCATTTGTTAGTGTTTGATATTGAAACTATAATAACTATAAATAAAATAGCAGCACCAAACAATAAAATGTCTGGCACTTCTATAATTTTACCGTCACTAGTTTCACCTAGTTTTATCATGAAATTATTCATTGTCATAGTTTTTATCTCTGCAGTCAGGACATA